CTACTGTTTTAACTTCTGTAAACACTTTGAACGGTGACGTTGTTGGTGGATTCTTGGAAGCAGAAACCAAAACTCAACAAGGTATTGCTGGTAACACTGTTGGTGGTATTTCTAAGCAGACGTATCCAGTAAACGGTTGGTTAAACCAGTTGGCTGACATTGGTGGTGCTTTTGGTACAAACGGTATTCTTGGTATGCAACAAATGGCAATCCAAGCAAACACTGTAACTCACATGGGTGAGATTCAATGTGTGCTTTTGTCTGAAGCAGCAATGGCTAACTATCGTCGTGCTTTGTTTCAACAAGAACGATACATCAATGAGAAGACTCTTGATGGTGGACGTATGCAACTTGCTTTTGGTGGTGCTGTTGTTGAGCAAGACCTTGAGCTTGGATTTACATACAACGCATCAACTGGTGCTGCACCATTGTCTGGTTACTTCCTTAACTTTGACGGTGTTAAGTTGTGCATGCACAAAGATGCTGACTTCGCTGTTTCACCTTTTGAGCACATTTCTGGAACTACAGCACGGGCTGCCCAATTGTATGTTAAAATGCAATTGATTGCAGACCACCTGGGTTCTTGTGGTGTTCTCTTTGACGCAGACACTTTCTAAGGGGGCTTATCATGGCTACACAAAACATTATCCAATACTTGGAAACTTCTCAGTACAACGCATTACCTATTGGTGGTACGGTACCTGTAGGAATCGAAGCGATGAACCGTCGTCAAATCGAAACCTTCATTGCATCTGAGGCTATTGCTGTTGGTGACACTGTCGCTTTGGACTTTTCTAAAGCCGGAAGTGGTGACAAAGGTATTTTTGTTGTCAAATGTGACGATAATACTGCAACCAAAAAATGCGCTGTTGGAGTTGCTATTTCAGCCGCAACCGCTGCTGGAGATACAGTTGATGCTGTTATTGCTGGTATGGTAGACAATGCAAAAGTTGCTGGTGCAACTGCTGTTGGCTCTTCTATGGCTGTTTCAGCTGCTACAACTGGAGAGTTGGCGGTTTACGCTGCCGGTGATACTTTGCCTGTCTTTGCTATTGCTGCAACCGCACATGCTGGTGGTACTGCAACAGTATTTGTTATCAAGCAGTTCTAAGTTCGATTCTTTATCAAGCCGAAGGGGTGGGTGTTTCGCCCATCCCTTTTTTCGTATGGTGACCTATGGCAAATTTAAAAGCATTGAGACAGAAAGTTAAGAACATTACAGACTACAGTCCGGAGCTTCAACAGTTTAATGACCAACTGGATGAACTGTTGAACGATGCCTACTACTGTATCTGGACGATGAAGCGTTGGAGTTTTAGCACAGAGCTCAATACCATGCGATTGCACACAGACATTACAACCAGTACAGATACAGAAAACAGTTCTGGTGCCAATGTAACTGCAACTGTAAATAAGGGTCAACGTAAAGTAGAGTTGAGTCATGACATAGACAGATTGCATGACATGGATGTGTGGGAAGGTCAGCCTATGGAAATAGACAACATGGAATACACCATTTCCAAAATAGAAGACATGCACACTATTTTACTAGACAAACCATTTGAAGGCACCACCACCGCCACTAACAAAGGGTGGAAGATTAAAAAACGATGGTATGACCTACCGGAAAACTGTTTGGAACTACTATATTTGGGACACAGGGATTACCCCTACGTAAGTGCCAATGGCTCACAGAACCCATACGGAAAGTCTACTGCCATCTTACCCAGGCGCGAAGAAGACTTGGATTTGAGAGTAGATTACACACAATCCTACGCAGAAGCATACATTACCAGTCCCACACTTCATATTGCACCAGCAGAGCAGCTGGTCATATCAGAAGAAGGCGGTGGTGAGTTTCAGGCCAACAAACATTATGAGTTTGCTTGGGCGTTTATTAAAGATGGTAAGGTTGGGGCGTTGTCAGAACCTACAATCCACAAGGTGACTGAAAACAACAAAAAGATTCGATTGACTTTTAAGGGGTGGGATGACCTTAATATATTTGCAGACACGTACAACAACAAAGACCAAAAGCCTACACAATGGGAAGGCTACAGAAAAGTAATTTGCTGGAACAAAAATTTTGATCAAAACACTGGGGAGCGTAAAGGGTTACCGTGTTGGTTGTATGTTACTGTTGGTGGTACAAATAGAAACGAAACTTTTTATCTAGAAAAAATTGTTGTAAATGACCTTGTAGAATTTTATGACATCGCACATCTAAATCAACTTGACAATGGTTCTGCTCGATACATCGAGATTGATGGTAACCATCAGCAAATTAGACCGTATCCACGTCCGGTTGGATATGACTTTGAGGTGCCCCAAAAGAAGGTTGGTGCAACTATCGAAGTGTACCATGACTACGTTCGTGAAATGATTATGCGATTCATGGTAAAACCAAAGGACTTGTTGTTGTCTACCGATGTACCACAGATGCCATATGAGTTTCACCAGCTCATCGTATACAAAGCATTGGAAGACATATACTTAAAGTTGGGTCAACAAGGATTGGCAGCAACGTATGAAAAGAAATACATGAAGGAAATCAACGGGTTGGCAAAGCGATATGTAGACAAGATTGATCAACGTGTAGTGCGTGGACAGTTTCATATGGCCCACGGTAGACCAACATACGATGGTACCACTCTTAGGAGACTTTCATGAAGCCACAACGGTTCAAACGCTATGTACCATGTGGAGGTATCACTCAAGTATTGATGCCAAACATAGGGGACGCAAACATTGTCAACAACTGTAGATACGTATCTGAAGGTGGTTGGAAGGCAGATGTTGGGTTTGAGTCATGGTGGCATGCGCCTGCATCTTGGACTGTTACCAGTGCCATTGTAACAAAGTACTTTACTGACAAAGTTGATGCCGTTTATCAATGGAAGAGACAGGGCACCAATGACATTTACACCTTTATTGAGCAGTCAGGGCGATTGTACTACGCCATTGGTAACAAAGGACAGGGTGCAACCTATACGGGTGCCTTCTATGAGAATGACTTGGTAACAATTGACAGTGACCGGTACATACCTAAACTGGGCGATGTTGGTAGTCAGTTTGTGAACCTGGGGCAACATCTGTTGATCATTAATGGACGGGACCGTGCAATACTGTTTAGTGGTGATCAAGTCTATCGAGACTTTGGTTTTACTTTACAGACAGCATCCGCAAATCCATTGGATGTAGATACGCCGTATGCAGATGGTAAAGCTCTTACTGGTGGTGCAGCTGTTTGGTATAAGAAACAATCTCAGTATGGATTGGGTTATTTGGAGTTTGATTCAGACAACAAAGTGATTGAGAATACCTATACATACAATTACAAAATGAGCATGGTGTCTGATTTGGGTGCGGAGTCACCGTTGTCAACCACTCAAAGCGTTACGTGGCAACTAGAGAATGACGACCCTGCATACAGATATGGAGTTGCGCTTGACTTGCCAATAGGTCAAGAGGGTATAGTTGCTAGGCGCATTTACCGTACCAAAGAAATAAACACCAATGGCGAACTGTACTACTTTGTGGCTCAGATAGACGAAAACTCTAGTCGATTCTACATAGATGCTATGCCAGATAAGTTTTTAGTTGATCAAGCCCCATCGTTTACGGCTAGCACACCCATCACTACAGACTGGAAGTTTGGTGAAGTATGGGACAATCGACTTTGGTTGGCAGCTGGTAGCCGTATTATCTATTCTGATAAGGGTATATTTGAGCAGTTTGGAGCATTGGAATACTTTGATTTGGGTAACCAGACTGGTGGCGACATTACACAACTTGTAGCCTTTTATAATAATTTAATTGTATTCCGTGAAACTGCTATAAATATTATAAGTTTTGATACTGAAAGTTATAATATAAGCACCATCACTAACACGCTTGGCACAGTAGCCAGTAAGGCTGTTGTAGTCATACCCCAGTTAGGTGTTGTCTTTATTAACGAACAGGGCGTGTGGATGCTCTCAGGCGGCTTAAACGGTGGTGCATCGATAAGCATGCAGAAGATAAGCAAGCCCATCGACAAACTTTTGCGTAGAGTCAATCGTTCGATGATGCATAAAGCAATCGCAGCATACTCGTATCGGGAAAGAGAAGTGTGGATGCACCTTCCAACAGACGATTCAACTACACCTGACTTTGGATTTGTTTTACACTTGACACCACAGAATCCAATGTGGTCTATTCGTACAGACTTGGAGACTCCAACCAATAGTTATTGGTCTGCTATGTCTACAACTGTCAATGGGTACTTCCTATTGGGCAACGACCCCAATTGGACACCGGCATTGAATGCAGAGACAAACAAGTTGGGTCCACTCCAGGTTATGAGCTCCAGTTCACATTGGGGACAAGCAGGTAAGGTTACTGCATTTGGCGACAACGTTACGCTTGCTATTACAGACACAGCTCACAATGGTCATCAGTGGGAAAGTGCTTGGTACAACTCAAACGAGAACAGTGTCAAGGTGCGATACTATAGTGTAGAACTTCGCATCATTTCATATGGTGACAATGGGTTCGACTTCTTTTATGGGATTGACTACTCATATACAGAGAGCACAACATCCACCCAGAAGCAAGCAAAGAGTGAAACGGTGTACACCATCAAAGAAGATGCCGTGTTTGGTCCAGCTGACCTGTCTGTAACCAAGGTGCCATTTACAGTGAACTCCAGTAAGATTGCAGAAGGCAGGTTGATCACATTGCGATACGATGTCAATACGGAACTGTGTGACCAGTTTAAGTTTGGTGTACGAACCACAAACTCTCAGCAGTGGCATCTACTGTCGTTCAACATCCTGTCAGACTCAGTTGCATTGCCAGCACTCAACCAGTCCACGAAGGTGTCACGATGAAAGTATTTACACAGGTAGGACAAAAGGACCTTGACCAAGTCAAACCAGAGAACATCAATGACAACACACGGCAAGTTGTAGGTGAGTACAATGGTAAAATTGATGGTCAAAACTTTCCGGTAAAAACTATAGATAGACTTAAATTAGCACCAGCAACACTAACATCACAAAGCACTGCTAATGTTTATGGGTTCAAACATATTGGACAAACACAAGACTACCATTTTGTGCGTCGATGGAATACTTATGAAGGAAGTTTAAATGTACACTTTCCATTGGTTGTGTTTGATTTAAACAACAGCAGTTGGTCGAGTGGGTGGAACAACATTGCAGACATTGATGCTGCTTTTAATGACTTGGTTCTAGAGTTTGAGGCAAAAAGCGGCACGTTATCAGGTTGTTTTGACATAGACTTTCGTCATGGTGTAGACAGAATAGCAGACAACACAAGCCCAACTCCAGTAGTGGTTATATTTGACAACAACTGGTGGAGTCGATGGGGGTTGTTTTGCAACGATGTTCTAATAGCCGAAACTGGACGCGTGTATCCAAGACTTGAAAACCTGTCAGTGCCATACAAAATCTTTGTAGGAGATCAACCTGTTCGTCTAGAGCTCAGGTGGCAGACCATCAATACAAATCCAATTGATGAACATGGTGTATCTACTACTCCAAAATCACATATGGAAATATATGGGGCAAGTATTTGGACTTGCAACACCAAGAGGTAGGTATGGGTAAAATTACAAATCAATACTTTGAAGGTGGGCAAGCACCAACAGCAGCACAACTGAATGCAGTTTATAATAGTGTTGCTGGTGATAGTGTAAAAGATGTCAACTTGGATACCGAGTGGGCGCAGAAGCAACACTTTAGTGATTCCAACAGCATTACCAGTTTGTATACATTTGATTATGATGGAGTGGCTGATTGGTCTACAACAAGCACTACATTTAGCACCATAGAAAATGTTTCAGGTACCCCAAGCAAAGTATTGCCAAACTACAGTTCACATGGTCATGTGGTGATTAGGGTTCACGCAAGTGGGTTGGTTGGTGGGCTGTCTATGACTGGTGGTGTCAATGACGGAAATGGCACATCGGGTCAAATCCCGTACAACACATACGCATTCCGTTTGTTTATGTCAATAAACGGCAGTGGCACCCCATCTACAGTTGATCTGGCTAACTGTACTTACAGTTTTACTAAGAAGGCTGCCTTGACTACCAATACATTGTATTACAACCAATGGATACAGTTTCGGTCGTTTTCATTTAGTGGATTATATACATTGGCACCAGGCAACGTCATAGATTCAATAGAGTTACAGGCATCTGTGGGTAATACTGGAAACACATTAAACATTCGACACAATCACATACAAGTTATTGTAGTGGAGAACTAATGGGATATACCAAACCGTATACATACGCAGATGGATCTGTCTTATCAGCTACCAACCACGCATCCAATGAAGATGCATTGAGGGAATATGTCAACCAAGAAATCGCTGCTGCTGACGTATCTACTGATACCGTTGTTGGAGAGAGTATTGCTACCCCTCGTCTTATTACTTCTGTACAAACTGGTGACTTTGTTTCTAAGACTATTCAGGGTGTATCGAAAATACGATTACCACAAGAATTTGCGTGGTTCACGTCGACCACTAAGAGCAACAATCAAGTCTCTACTACTGTCCAAGACTATCAGCCATTAAGCAACACTGGTGCTGAAGTAGTCATAACTCAAGCAAACACAAAGGTAATGATAACGTTTTATGCCAAAGCGTTTGGCCCCATCAACAGTACGTTTGCCAGGTCTCCAACGGGTAGTGGGTGGGAGAATCAGTTTCTTTTACAATATGAGAAGGATGGTTTGATTACACGCTATGCCGGTACAAGTATGTACGTGTTTGAAAACGACACAACATTAACCGGTTCTGGAACCATACAGCCAAACGATACAGGGGCTGCGCGTGGTCATCGCAGCATAATGATGACCCGTATGCTAACATTGGGTGTGGGTAGGTATAAGTTTTCAATAGCAGTCAATCCTAAAATTGAAAAAGGACAGATTAACTGTCAAACATTTACGATAGAAACATTCCATGTGTAGGTGAACTATGGACCCATTAACTATGTCATTGCTTGCGGCTGGTGGTACAGCTATTGGAGCATTGCCGGACATTATTCCTAGCAAGTACGAACGTGACCAAAAGAAGCGATTGCGAGAAATGCAACGTAAACAAGAAATGGGTGCGCTTGGCTTGACGGAGCAACAACGTGCAGCCATAGAAGGTCAGATGCGTGGAGCACGTCAACAGGCACAACAATATGCAGATGCTGAACGTGCAAGGCTCACACAGCCCACAGCACAGCCACAAATGGCATTGTTGGGTCAACAAATGGCTGATGAGAGTAGACAGCGTCTGGAGGCAGATTTGGCTTCACAGATACTTAATATGGATTTGCAACGTCAAGCACAACAAGAACAAGAAATCAAAGACCTTGAAGCAGCACAAGCACAATACAAACGTGCTAGAGCAGAAGGGGTAACGGCACCATTTCAAACGGGTTCAGAAGCAGCTGTATCGCAGATGGGTCTTGAGCGTTTGATTAGTGGAATGCCGCCTGAGCAACGTCAAAGGGCAATGGATCAAATCTTTATGCAAAGAATGGGGCAGGGAGCTCAAGGTATAGGACAGGGTATGGCAAATGCCTTTGCCCCAAGACCCGGTGAAATCTCTATGCGTGACGCAGCGTCAATGTACAGGCCTATCGAATCATATACGTATGAAGAAATGTTGGAGATGGGTATGAGCCCTGACCAAATAGCCGAATATTTTTCTCAGATTACAAGGAACGCGAACCCAGCCATAGTCCAAGATGCCTCAATGGGTAATGTAAGGGCATCAGATGTTACTGGTACAAGTGCTGGTATTTATGGAGGCGAAGNAAGGTAATGGCTATTCAACAAGTAGGTGGACAAGGTGTATACGTTATTACAGGTAGTGGNCGTGACCCTNGNAGAACCAGCAATGGTCAGTCATGGGCAGACCTGGTAACCAAGCAAAAGTACATGCTATACAAGTCAGCACACGATCAAGCAGTGCGTGAGTATGAAGCAGGTAGAATCACAGACAAAGAGCGTCAGAGGCGTATTGACCAGTTGCGTAAAGACATCCGTCAAGAGCGAACAGACATTGCTAGATTGGAGCGTGGACAACTGAGTGAGAACGAACGCAGAGAGCGTATCAATAAGCGTGATGAGTTAAGATTAGGTACTAAGACAGTGCGTTCACCAACAGGTAGTAGTGGGACTACAGAAGAGGTAACTGACAGTGGCATACCTATAGCAGCGGAGTATGAGGAGCAATTAGTAAAAGACGAAGGTAAGTTGAGGCAAAACAAAATTAGGGCGTCGGCTGAAGTAGCAAAGATTCAAAAAGACTCTCTTTTTATGAGAGCATTGTCAGCAGAGAACCAAGGTATGCCATTAAGCATGCGACAACAAAGTGCTTACGACAGCAAAATAGATGCGTATACCAAAGCAAAGAGTGACGAAGAAAGGGCACAAACAGAACTTACAAACAAACAAACAGACATAGACAAAGTACGTAGACAACAGACACAAGCAGACTTTGAAGTGTATTACAATGACTCCGTTTTAAAAGGTGCCGACCCAAGTACAACGAAAGGTGGTCGTAGTGGTAGTAGTCGCGGTTCAGTAACAACCAAAACGGTTGATGAGGGTGTAGCAACTGCGTTGCCTAATGTAGATTACTCAGCAGAAATTGGTAGACGAGAAGATCGAATCGCAGACTTAAACAGACAAATACTAGAAGCAGAGGGTGAACCCCGTGTTGACCCGATAAATGTCATCAAAAGAGAACAAGAGATTGGACGGGAAGAGTATGGTTTAGGAGTGCCAAGAGAACGTCGTAGACTGTTTGGTAGACGTGCTGAAATGGAAGCCTTGGGTATGGAAGAGGAAGAGCCACAAGTCGAAGAGGTAGCGGACCCAGTATCAGAAATGATGGCAGAAGGGCAAGTGCTAGACACAGCAATTACAGCTCCAACTGAACAGCGATACATTGTTCAGGAAGGAGACACGCTAGGTAGCGTTGCACAACAATACTATGGCGACCCAAGACGATTTACAGACATAGCACAGGCAAGTGGTATACAAGACCCCAACCGTATTGAAGTTGGACAAGAGCTGATCATACCACAAGACCAACCGCAAATGCCAACTGCACCGGTAGCGGAGCCAGTGGTTGAGGAACCAATGGTTGATGAAGTTGTAGAAGAGCAAGCAATAGCACCAATACAACCAAAGCCGCTACCAACTGGGATAGGTGATGCTGTACGGCAAGAGTACACGGAAAGAAAGGCGCGTGAAGAAGAAATGCGCAGGAATCAACAACTGCCAGAAGTAACTCCACCATCACTTGCACCAGCACCAACACCAACAGGTATGTCATCGGTAGCCAAGCTTGGACCCATAATGTCGTACAAAGAAGCGATGGGTAGCAAGCGCAAACAACGGCGCAGTACAACGCCACCATCACAACTAATACGTAAAGCGTTTGACCCCGTAAGAAACCTTGACCGTAGGGACAAACAACAAGTCGGGTTGCATTTGCTTCAACAAGCCAAGCAAGCGTTTGGTGTATCTAGCAAAGAGTATCAAAAAGTAAAGGACCAGATACTGTCTGAACTTGGCAGAGCAATAGACCCTAAGAAGGCAAAGCAAATGAAGGTTGTAAAAACCCTTCAAGAAACTTCACCTTCTCAATACTACAGGTTGGGTGATGACATACGTGGACTATCAGAAGAGAGTAAGCGTATGGTAGTTCAACTGTTTCCAGTAAATGACGAAACCAAACTAGACGAAATTGAAAGTCTGTACAAAAATGCTCAACAGCAACTAAAGTTAAGTGTGGTTGACAGGTCGCAAAAGAAGAAGGCTTTGGATATGTTGGACCTTATGTATATGGCAGTCATATCTGACAAGAGGTAAGTATGCGCGACTTTGATGCCTTAACAATTGAAGAACTACGTCAACTAGCTGGTTATGAGGTAGAAGATACGCCAGGTGGTCGTGCTTTGGCTATACAAACCTTAAGAATGCAAGATGCCAGCAGTCAACAAGATCAGGAAGAGATACGCCAAGAAACAGCTCAAGATCAGTTCTACCGATTGCTAGATCAGTATGACGCTACCACTGATGCGATAGAAGGCAGTTTTGTATTGACTCCAGAGCAGCAAAGAGAACGGGCGACAGAACTGGATGTGCTAA